CTAGTAGATCCTGTATTGTCTGTTGCTTGTTAACCGTATCTGTAATGTATCGGTTTTTGAAGTAAAAAGTAAGGGTCATTGTTGCTTTGGATAGAGGGAATACGAGTCCTTTTTCTCCTAGTCTTGATGCCCATTCTGCCATTTGATTTTGTAAAACTGGTTTGTGTTTTTTCACAAAGTCTATGTACTTTACGTTGCCTCTCATCTTAGAACTTGTCATAGAAATTGCTTTCTGGACGTCATTCCATGTAGGATTTTTGCCTAATTTTTGTTGATTATTAGCCCAAGAACGCGCGTGTTTTCTAATCGTAACCGCTTGTTGATTGTTCTTTTTACTGGGTACGTTTCCTCGAATTACAAATCGAATTGTAGTTGAATTTGCTCCGTATTTTTCTTCTTTGAATGGTGGAATTGGTACGTTAAAGTACGTCATTAATCGTTTTGCCATGTGTTTTTGACAAAATTAGGGTAAAATACCCATATACCATACCTTTATTTCTTCTTGTGTCTGTTTGCAAATGCCCTTGCGGCTGCGACAGAACCAAATCCCCATGCTTTTAGGGCTAATGCTTTTCTTGTTGGTTCGCCATTTGGCTTTTTCATATCACCTTTCATGCCTGCGAATCGAGCTGCAAAAGATACACGTCTTGGATTAACTCCTGACTTAACTGGTGCTTTTAATTTACCACCCGTTTCTCGGTTGTATGAAGCCCTTCCTTTGGCGTTTAATCCGCCTTCTGGGTTCTTTCCCTCACTACGAGTCCAAGCTGGTGTTTTGTGCCTCATTTCTTCTTTTCTTGTGCTTTGATTTTTCTTTCTTGCTCTAGCATTTCTGGTGTAGGCTTTTTACCTGATCCAGCTTTAGCGCGGCTTTGAATCAAACATTCTTTTTACAAAATTCTTAGCCATGTTTGCTTTCAACGTGCTATCTATATCTAATTTTGGGTTTTGTTTTAACAAAAAATTAGACATTGGATCTAATGGAGTGTTCATTATACCTACCATAAGATTATTTTTTTTCTTTTGCTTTAATTTTTCTTTCTTGCTCTAGCATTTCTGGTGTAGGCTTTTTACCTGATCCAGCTTTAGCGCGGATGTTGTTCCAAAGACTATTGGCAACTCCTAGTTTGTTTAGTTTACCTTTCATAACACTAAATTAAGAATTTTTTGGAATATCAGAAATTTTTATTTCTACTCCAGACAGCATCGCGTCAATGGTTACCTCTATCATTTCCCTTTGTTGTGGGTTTAATAGGGCTACCTTTTCTCCAATGGCCGGTATGGCAAACACATCGCTTTCTATTTCAGCCTTAAAGCCATCTCTAATTGCTTGGGTTAAATGTGGATAGGCAAGCAAATCTTTGAATATCCAATCTATTCTGTCTATGTAACTTTTAAATAGTCTTGATCCCATAGCCTGTGGGAATTCTCGTCTAAAATCCTCAAAGTGTTCTTTAGCCATTTTCAAATGGTGAACTGCGCTTACTATGTTAGATCCCTTTACCATTGTTAAAGTTTAAATGTGTTTCTTCTATGCTTTCTAAAAATACTCTTGCTTTCAATACCTTGTCTTTGATTAACTCTATGTCCTCGTCATTTCTCTGTACCGGAAATAGTAGCAATCTTTCTTTTTGATCTATGTCATCAAACATCATATTAAGCTCCAATTTAGCCGCTTCTATGAGGTATTTGGGGCTTTCGTTTGTTACAGCATCTGCCATTCTATAAAGCAATGAGTTCTTTTCTTGTTCTATGATACCAAATGGAGTATTTAACAGGCAATAAGCAATGCAAGATTCTGTTGCTCCTGTTAGCCACATATAGGATTGCAATTGCCAATAGTATTGCGAATTCAATTTGTCTGGTATGTTTCCTAAAAACGTAAACAGATCATAACTAGATTTTACATCCCACACTTTTAATCCGGCTTCTGTTAAGTCTAATACGTCTGGATGCCCTGTGATAAAGTCATTGGTAAATCTTTCGGTGTTTTTGCCTAGTTTTCTACCTAGAAACTCCCCTAGTAGGTCTATTGCTTCTTCTTCAACTTCTACGCCCTTGCGCATTTGCTTAGTTTGTACGTCTTTTGTACGTCCATACTTTTCTCTGATATAGATTTCAATCAAATGTGATTTTGCAGTTTTGGATAATATCCCTGCTTCTTTATCAGCCTTAGTTACAGGCTCGGTCATTAGATACCCCACAGAGCTGGATCTAATTAAAGTTTTGTTAAAATTCATTTGAATGATTTTAGTTTTTTGTCGTAGTACATTTTTAATTCAGGTTTGTTTTTAGCCATAAATTCAAAGGCCTTTAGTTCGCCTTCGTTTTTACAAGCGTCAATAAAGCCCATTGTTCTCTCAATCAGCGTTTGGGGAGATTGTGTCTTAATCACTTCTACTGGTTCTTCTTCTTGTTGCAAAGCCTGAACCTTTTGATTGTTAAGATGGCACTCCTCTACGAATTGTTTTGCGAGATCAATGGCCTTATTTGCGCTTTCACCTTGCTCCAATACAACCTCAACACCAATCCTTTCAGATTGATAATTGCCAAGATTGAATGTTTTTTGATAGTTGATTGTTCTGATTTCCATTTTAGTTGAAGCCCTTTTAGTTATTTAACTCTAGTTACAAAAGTAGTTGCATTGTAATGTCTAATCTTAAAGATCTTGTTCTGGTGTTCTTGTGTTTTTTTTAGATGAGATATCATTACGGCCACCGATGTAACCGGATTTTTAAATTCAATTGTTTTTTCCACTTCTAGTGCGCCACACTTGCTAGGCACCGAATCTGGATTTGGTAGTCTTGCCATTTTGGTTAATTTATAACAAAGTTAAATTTAATTATTTAATTAAAAAAATAAATTAATTGAATTTTTTTATTTATTTTTGTATTGCAGTTCGTACATAAGGTTTTTTTAGGTTTAACCCTCGCTATTTCCATAGTGGGGGTTTTTTGACTTATATGGGATAAATATGTACCAAAAAGTGCGTTTTTTGACACATTATCGTACGAAAAAATGTACAAAAGTAGTAGTATTACTACCATTTATCAATCAATTGTGATCCGTTTATCAATCATCAGGGTTTTCTATTAGTAAACTTTTTTACCACGCAATCCTCTGAAACCAGCACCACATATACAATATCGCGTAAGCGAAAAATTTAAAAACTCACCCACTTAGGGGGACGGGGGGTAACTACGTCAGATGGGGAGTGGTGAACGAGCAGGGGAATCGGGCAAATATGGGGTATGGGGGTTCCGTTTTTGGTTTTGGGTTTTGGTTATGGGTTACGGGCAATTGCTTGATGTGGTTGGGTTGTAGGGTGGTTTAGTGGTTGCAATGTGGTAGTAGTGGCAGTGGTAGTAGTCAGGCAGGTGGATGCGGTATGTTGTTTGTATTGAGAAAGAAATGAGAGGGATTATGTAGCTACATTTGGATTTTATCGTAACAAATCGTAACTTAGCGTAACAAATCGTAACACATGATAAAGAAAAAAGAAAATTGCGAATATTGCGGTGAAAAAATGGAAAGCAAAACAGCCAAAAAAAGGTTTTGTTCTGACAAGTGTAGAGTTTATTTTAGCAGAGAATCAAAAAACGCGCCCATTATCGCAGAAACGGCTAAAATTTCGATTAAAATAGAAAAGCCGATAAATACTATTAAAACACTAGAAACGCAAAAAAACGAGCTTGTAATTGAAAAAATAGAAAAGAAAAGCTCATATGATCCATTTAGTAACCCAAGATTTAAAAATAAATTATAAAAAACCCCCGTTATAAAAATAACAGGGGCTTCAACTAAAATTTAAACAAAAAACACGGAACAATGTAAAATTAATTGTTTTTTTTAATTATTTTATAAATTTCTTTTTTACCAAATCTAATTTTGACCTATATTCAATAATTAGGCTTTTAAGCTCATCTTTTGTAGGTTTTGCCACCTGTCTTGCTAATTCTTGAAGGTATTCTACCGTACCCGGTCTTTCCTCGTCTAGTTTTTTGGCGTAAACGTCCAAATTACCAGATAAAAACACATTATCGTGTTCCGATTGTGGCTTACAATTTGCCTCAAGCCACCTTGTTCCTAAATTAGCTCTTGGAATAAAGTGTCCATTTTGAATTTTCGTCCATTCAATCTTTTTACCAGATGTAAAACATTCAACTATGCCTTCTTTGTTTGCATATTTGCATCTTATGTATTGGCTAAATACATGGTCAAGATCTTGTACTAAATTTTGAAAACTTTCTCCATCTTCTTCATATTCTTCCATTCTCTTTTGCGTAGAATGTATAGTAGCGCATTGTTTGCACATTTTTTTAGAGAAATGATAATCAAATCTACCACAATTGATACAACGTTTCTTTTTAACTATTATTGTTGAGTTCCTCATTTATAAATATTTTAACCATAATCTTTTAATTTCAAAATATAAATGTGCAGTTAAGTAAATGCAAATTCCCAAAGGAACGCTAATTAGAAAAAACTTTAGCAATTCGTAAATAAATTTTAATTGTTTCATAGGTTAATTTTAACAAAAGTAATTAATTTAATTTATTAACAAAAAAAAGTTTTGGAATTTGAAATAAATACTTTTACTTTGTCTTGTAAACAACTAAAATTTATGGAAAAACAAACTACTTATGACGCAAGAGATGCGATCTTACTGCATTTGGATGAAATTGAAAGAAATCTTTCTTGGTTGTCTGAAAAGACTGAAATACCCTACCCGACATTATACTCGGTATTTAAACAAAAGCACTTTGCTTTATCTGAAAAGAATTTAACAAAGATTAATTCTGTTTTAAACAAAGATTTTCAAATTAATTAATAAGACTAAAATGGCTAAAAGATTCACTGACACAGAGAAGTGGAAAAAACCTTTCATAAGGGGCTTACAAGGGCCTTACAAGCTCCTTTGGCTATACATTTGTGATGATTGTGATCATGCAGGTGTGTGGCAAGTAGATTTAGAGGTAGCTTCAATAAGAATAGGCGAACCTTTATGTTTACCAAAAGCAATTGAATCTTTTGGAGATAAGATTGTAATTTTTGATAATGGACACAAATGGTTTATACCTTCTTTTTTAGAATTTCAGTACCCTAGTGGACTTAATCCAGACAATAGAGCGCATAGTAGTATCATCTTTTTGCTTGAAAAATACAATTTAAGAAAAATACAAAATAAGCCCCTTACAAGCCCCTTACAAGGACGTAAGGATATGGATATGGTTAAGGATATGGATAAGGATAAGGATAAAGAAGGAAAAATTGAAAAAATTAAAATGATTTTTACAGGAATTGAAATTGAGGAAGCGTGGGATTCTTGGAAAGAGTTTAAGCAAGCACAATACAAGTTCAAGTATAAAACTTTAAAAAGCGAACAAGCTGCATTTGATGAACTTGTCCAATTGTCCGGAAGTAATGTGCAAACAGCTATTCAAATCATAAATCAATCTATGGCTAAAGGGTGGAAAGGATTGTTTGCATTGAAAAGCGAGCCGACAAGTGGGGTAGTTAGACAAAAAAGTTGGTACGAACAAGATTTAGAAAACAAAAGGAAGGCATTTAAACCCATAGAACAACATGATAACAATATTTAAAAATATTTATTCTAAAGAACCCAACTATGTAACTTTAGAATACGCTTTAAATCGCATTAGGGAGGGCAAGAGTCGATTATCTGTGTCCGAGATAAGGAATACCATCGATAAAGAAAAATCTGCCAATTTAAAGAAGAATTTGCCCTCTGTGTGCTTTTCTGGAAAATTTGGTGCTGAAAGAAAGGATTCTGACCTAATTGAGCATAGCGGGTACATAGTCTTGGATTTTGATAATATTTTTGAGTTGAGGGATCGTCAAACCGATATAATCAGCAATAAATTTGTTTACGCTTGTTGGGTTAGCCCATCAGGTAATGGATTGAAGGCTTTGATTAAAATTGCAGATGGCACTAAGCATAGAGAGCATTTTCAAGCATTGCAGGATATATTTCCTGATATTGACAAGAGTGGCATCAATCCAAGTAGAGTTTGTTATGAAAGCTATGATCCGGATATTTATATCAACGAAAAAGCTCAAGTTTTTAAAACCATAAAAAAGACTGAAAAGATTGTTGTCTATGAAAAAACCGATGATGATGATAAGATTTTTAAGAAACTTTTAACTTGGCTATCTAACAAAAACGAAGCATTTGTAACCGGAGAAAGAAACAATTTTATCTTCAAATTAGCATCTGCTTGTTGTCGATATGGAATTGATGAGATTACCGCTAATTCTATGATTAATAATGAATTTTTAAGTAATTCAGAGTTTACAAAAAGGGAATCAGATAATGCTATTTCATCAGCTTACAGAACAAATAGAGGTAGATTTGGAAGTGCTTCATTTGATAAGGAAGTTTTAATTGATAAAACGTCTAGGCTAGAAGTTAAAGTAGAAAATGGGATTATTGATGAAGATGGAAGATTGAACGATGTGATTTATGGAATTGATGTAAAAGAACAAGCACTTGAATTGTATGAGCAAGGTTATGCAGCAGTAAACGGCATCAATGTAAAAGAAATGGACTTTGCATTTAAGCCAAAGAAAGGTGAAATAACCGTATTAACAGGTATAGGAAACTATGGTAAATCTTCTTGGAAAAAGTGGTATCAAGCTATGCGTATTTTACTTTACGGAGAGAAGTTTGCTACATTTTCTCCTGAAGATAATCCACCAGAAGAATATTATCACGATTTTGTAGAGATTTTACTTGGTTGTGATTGCACTCCTGCAAATCCAAACAGACCTTCAAGACAAATTTATGAATACACATACGATTTCGTTTGCAAGCACATTTTCTATGTTTATCCAAAAAATGTAACACCTACACCGCAGTATATTATGGAAGTTTTCTTGCAATTAATTGTTAAAGAAAATGTTGATGGTGTTGATATTGATCCATTCAATCAGCTAGCAAATAATTATCAAAATTTTGGTGGAAGGGATAAATATCTTGAATGGGTTTTGTCTTTATTTTCTAGATTTTCACAAACAAATAATGTTTACTTTTGGATAATTGCGCATCCTGTTAAAATGCAAAAAGCAACAGATGGAAACTATCCTTGTCCCGATGTTTTTGACATTGCTGATGGAGCATTATGGAATAATAAACTAGATAATATTTTAGTTTATCATAGACCATTTGGACAAACCGATCCACAAAATCCAACTTGCGAATTTCATAGTAAAAAAATTCGTAGACAAAAAGTTGTCGGTAAAAAAGGTTTTTTTGTATTTGAAATGCTATTTAAAACTAGAAGATTCTTTTTTAATGGTTCAGACCCTATGCAAAAGGTTATGAATGAAAAAAATATAACTTTTAAAACCGAATCTACAAGAGAATTACAGCAAGGTTGGGTGCCTTATAATGATGAAAACGGAGAAGAAATAATTTTTTAACAATAAACAATAAACAATGATTAAAATGCAAGTAATCGGCTATTTAGGTCAAGACGCAATAGTCAATACCGTAAATGGCAAAACAGTTATTAATTTTTCAGTAGCACATTCTGAAAAGTATAAAAACAAAGACGGAATTGAAGTAGATAAATCAGTATGGGTTAGTGCTGCGTATTGGACAGACAGAGTAAATGTGGCTATGTATTTAAAAAAGGGAACACAGGTTTATTTAGAAGGTTCTCCTGAAGCAAAAACTTATACAAATAAAAATAATGAGGTAATACCACAATTACAAATAAGAGTTGCTTCATTAAACTTATTGTCAAGTTTAAAAACACAAGGAACAGGACAAGATTTTTTAACGCAGCCTAATGGATTTGAAACAAACGATATACCTTCATTCTAATGCATATTCACGAATTAAATAACGTAATATATGTCGAAACTCCACTCGGATATGGCAAAGCAATCGCATGGATTGACTACGGATCAGAACTCAACACTGTTTGGAAAGTTGTATTACACGACAGCGGCATCGTCAGGAACTTTTATGACACCGACATCATCGTATTGCCAAACAAAATGGATGGCGGATCATACGATAAGAATTATTTTAAAAACAAATAAATAAAAACAAATGACACATTTAATGGAAGTGGCTCCAGATTATTTTAAACAAGTTGAAAATGTTGTTAAAAACTACATTTTAGTAAAAAACGTAAGACCATATGATCATGGCGATACTCTTGTTTTGCAAGATGCCACTAATACAAAAAGCGAATTATTATTAACAATTACGTCTGTTGATAAGAATGTAAATGGCTTAAAATCAGATTATTGTATTCTATCATTTAAATTAATATCTTAATATGAATAAAAAAACTGCATTAATTAAATCCTTATTAAAAGGAGATGTTATAAATGTGTTAAATTCTATAAAATTAACCGGATATAGCAACCCTGCAAGGGAAATGACAAGAGAAATAGAGAAACCTTTTTGTTGTACAGTTACACGAATAAAAAGAGAAAGTGTAGACCAATTTGGCAACTATGTTATGTGGTATGACTACAAACTTGATAAAAACAAGCCAGAAAATAGAGAAGGAATTAAAAAAATGTTAGATTACATCAAAAATAAAAATTAAATTAAATGAAATTCAAGCCTTTAAACAAAAGAGTACTAGTAAAATTAGACGAAAGTAAAAAACAAACCGAAGCGGGCATCATCTTGCCGGATTCTATCCAAAACGATTTTGCAACAGGAGTTGTAGCTGGAATTGGCAATGAGGTTTTGTTGGTTTCAGTAGATGACAGGATTATGTTCGCCCATACGGTAGGGGTAGATATTGAGGTCGATGGAGTAAATTACCGATTGATTCCCGATGAAACTTATATAGACGCAATAGTCTAATTTTTAAATGCCTTCAAAAAATGAGGGCATTTTTAATTTTAATACTTAAAAAAAACTTAATTTTATGCCAATAATGAAAGCAAAGCCAATTAATCATATATTTCTAAGTCTAGATAAGCCAATTCAAGATACAATCAAATTGGGTGATTTAGAATTATATTTAGACGGATCTTATCGTCCAGAATGGAACGCCACTGTTGTAGGTGAGGTATACACTTTGCCAAAAAATCCAAAAGGAAATGAAGCAAAAGTGGTTTCTAAACTTAAAGAAGGCGATAAGGTGTTGTTTGATTATTCTGTTGTTGCTGAAAGAAAATTTGAATCTGATGGTGAGTACTTTACGGAAATAACAAAAGATAGTCCCTATTATCAAAAGTTTCAAAATGGAAAAGGAGAATCTTTATTAGTGGTGGCTATGCCGGGAAAGATAACACACATATGGGTTGGAACGTATCATGATAAAAGAGGTAACTTTATTGACGGGTGTCAAGGTTCTGAACATGATATAAGTAGATGGAAATCTCAATTTAATTTTGGTAGCACGCAGTCATTCTTTTTTAAAAACTTATTAGACACTGGTAAAAAAGATGTTTGGAAAGCAGATTATAGAGATATCTTTGCTAAAATTGAAAATGATGAATTAACAACTGTTGGAAATAGAATAATACTTGAACCAATTGATGTAGAGATTCCAAAAGATGTAATTCAACAAATGGGTGTTGTTGATACAATTGAAGCAAAGGTGAGGTTGGGAGATAGGGCAAAAGTTTTATCTGTTCCAGATGGTGTTGATTTGAAAAAGGGCGATGTAGTTGGTTTTGAGCCTCAATTTCTTGAAAAGTATGAATATCAAAATAAACAATATTATTTAATAAAATCCTATCGAGCTTTAGGAATTTGGGAGGAAACAAACAATGGCGTACAACATTAATGATGTATATAATTTCTTAGTCTTTATCGTAAGGAAAGAAAGAGGAGTATTTATTACTATTCCTGAAGCGATGCAGACTATTGATAACGCACAGCTTGAAGCAACCGAAGATTGGTTTGCGGGCTACGGTGCTACTCAAATATTGCATGATGCGATAAGAAAATTAAGATCACAAGTTCAATTTACTTCTGCATCAGATGGACAAATAACATTTGCATCTGACTATTTGCATATGATCGGTAACCCGTATACAGTTACAGGAAGCACAATTAATGCTGTTAGATTTGTAAATGAAGATGAGTTGCCTTTTGCGTTAACAAGTCAATTAAGACCAGTATCAACATCTAAGCCAATTGCAAAAGACACTTCTGTTGGATTTCAGTTATATCCTCAGTCAACTCAAACAGGTTTTTATAATTATCTACGTAGACCAAATGCACCTGTTTTGGGATATACTCAAACAGGTAGAACTATAACTTATGATCCAAACACTAGCACGCAATTAGAATTTACAGATGTTTATATAAACAACATCATAGCGCGCGCATTGAAATTTTGGGGTATTAATATGGCTGAACAAGACATTCAGCAGTTTGCTCAATTACAAACACAAGAAACTAAATAAAAATGGCTAATAGTACTAAATTTTTAATGGCCGAGCAGGTTTTGCTAAGATTAGCAGGAGGTTACAGAGATGTAGCTCAATTTATTAATACCATGTTTCAAACACAATATTATAGTGCAACTTTACCAACAGGTGAAACTGTTCCGGATAATTTAATGATTGCTTTTTACGAAGATGTAGCTGTTGATTCTTATGGAGATAAGGCTAAAGCAGATTTGCCAATAGTTCCTATTTCTTTACCTAGAAATATGGGGATTTACAGAGTAGTAAATTCCGAAGATATTGATTTTATACCAGTTCCATTGGGTCAAGGAGCTTTATTAAAAGCCGATAAATTATTAAACGATTTGTTGGGAAGCGTATATTACGAGGTTAGAAAAAATCAAATAATCTTTTCTAAAGATATTACGCTTTTAGATGTTAATACAGTAAATATGTATTTAGTAGTTATGGATATTTCATTATATTCAAATACTGATCCATTGCCGATACCTGCAAATATGGAGGAGGAAATTATAGAGAAAGTTTTTGCTAAATTTGCTCCAATTGTTCCTGAAAGCGGAATTGTAAATAGTTACAGCGAAAATAAAAATATGTAAAAATGACAACAGCAAGTTTAGATTATATAGTAAAGAATTATTTATTAAAAAAAGGATATCCTTTACATTGGTATATGCAATTTATGGTTTACGCTGCTGATTGCTTGCGTGAATTAACATTTGATGACCTTCGTATTATCAATACAAAAATTTTACCTGTTGATCAGACTATAAATGCAGCTTCATTACCAGAAGATTATCAAGATTATGTAACTGTTGGCGTTATGATAGGTCAAAGAATTAGACCACTTGTGCCAACTAATACTTTAAACCCTTTGACGAGTTTAGATGTAAATCAAAACTTTGCAGAACAAGATTGGAGTGATAGCGTTGTTCCTCCTGATTCAAATCAATCACAATTGTACTATGGCGCATTGCCGTATGCTCAGTGGTTTACTGTTCACTATAATGATTATGGTGAAAACATTGGTAGATTTTTTGGTTTAGGTGCAGGGTATCAAGAAGATACATTTCAAGTATTTAAAGAAAGAAATCAAATACAATTAGACCAAAAATTTTATGTTGATAATATAGTTTTACAATATGTTTCTGATGGACAATCAGCAGATGCGGCATCTCAAATAGATCCTTATGCAATAAGAACTATTCAGGCTTATATTGATTATCAAATGAAACTGCATAATAGAACTTACAACATGGGAGAAAAGCAATTAGCTGAAAATGGTTACATTAAAGAAAGAAAAATACTAAGAGCTAGAAAATCAGATTGGAGTGTTGAAAGAATTAAGAGAATTGTACAAAAGAACACAATGGGCGCACCAAAAAGCTAATTAAAATGATTAGAAACAAGAAAATTTTTATTGGAGGTGCGAATCAAGACGATTCATTGCACTTAATTGAAGATGCTCAGTATTTGAGAGTAATGAACGGAAGGGTTGGGGTAACTCAATACGGGAGAAATAATAGAGTCGAAGGAGTGCCGGGTACTACTTCAATACCACAAGCTGTTTATCCTCCATATGGAGTGAACATGGCTATTGGTAGTTGTATAGACATTGAAAATCAAAGATTATTATGGTTTGTTTATAATACTATGGGTGATCATGGTATTTATTGTTTTGATATGGTAGCCAACCTTACTTATGCTGTTATTTATGATAGCCAAATAGAAGGTGGATTAAATTTTAATAAGGATTACAGGATAGATCGCAATTGTAAGGTAATAAATGGGGTGTTGTATTGGTCAGACAATTACAATGAACCCAAGAAAATCAACATTGATAAAGGGATTAAGACCAACCAAGCGGGATATTCTACAAACGAAACAGCGTATGAAATTCCATCTGGCGGCATCCCATATACTACTTTTACAATAATTAGACGTCCTCCTTATTATGCATTAAATGTAAATAAAGCCGTAGATGCGGGTTTTGATAATAATTTTATTGAAAATTCTGCATTTCAAATGTGTTACTTTTATGATTTTGTAGATAATGAAAGATCTAGATTATCTGCTTTTAGTAATTTAATGAATTTTAATACACCGGGCGAAACAAACAATTACATAGCGTGCAGCGTGCCTTTTTCGGAATATATAGAAAGTGAAATTGAAAAAATTAATATATGCGCTAAGGATGTTGTTACTAATGTTATTTATATTGTAAAAACATTTGATAGAAACAATCCGGTTGATGCCTTAGATATATTTGAACACAATGAAGGAACAAATCAACTTGAATTTAATTTTTATAATGATATAGTTGGTATTCCTTTAAGTTCAAGTGAATCTTCTATTCCATATGATTTAGTACCATTAAAAAGTACAACATTAGAAACAGCAACAGCTAGGTTATTTTTAGCAAACAATTTAGCAGGTTATAATACTCCATTAACCACAAGTTTAGCCATTTCATCTACTTCATCAACTACTCCATCAAGTAATAGTTTTATATCAGTTGTAAAAACATATAGTATTGCTATTAGAAATAAATACGATACAGGAGATATAAGATCTGAGGTTGTAGGGTATCTCTATGCTGCTGGAGAGGTAAACACTGTTTACTTTTATAATGCATATAAAAATAGTTATTATAATAGCTTTCCCGCAACATTAGATTTATCCGATGCGGATGGAGAATTTGCCTATGAAGGTAATTTCTTAACATGGTATGCGGCTAATTACAGCCCTGCAAATACAAACTATGATTGGTATTATCCTTATTTTGGTAATCCTACGTTTACATTTACTTCTGGATCAACTCCATCTTATTATGTTACTATTGAAAATAATGTAACCGCATTTAGTGCGCAAACAGTATTTAAAAGCAGTGCTACATATAATATATCAATTGTATTTTATGATAGATTTAGAAGAAGATCTGGTGTAGTTGATAAGGTAATTAATTACACTTTGCCCAATTTGACAGACGATCAAACATCTTTTATTCAATATTTAAATTGGACATTAAGTAATGCAAATGCTCAAAATGAAATACCAGATTGGGCGTATTACTACCAAATAGTTCAAACCAAAAATTTAATACAATCTGATTTTGTACAAATAGCTACAAATGGAATTCAATATGCAACAAAACAAGATGTTGCTTCTGGAGGAGGATATACTTATGGTAATACATATTCAATAGGTATTTTTGCTATTGGTTTAAATATTTCAAGTTTAACATCTATTGGATTAGGATACAATTACAAAGAAGGCGATATGTGCAGGATAACAGACACAAGCGCAAGTTATAATGTACAAGTAATAGGTCAAGATGGGGAATATGTATTAGTAGAAGCGTTTGATCTTGGAACTGTTTCTACTACGGATTATAAAGTAATAGAACTATATACCCCTAAAAAAAGCTCTACACAAGAGCCTTATTATGAGGTAAGTCAAGTTTATGAAATAAATAATCCTACTGCATCAAATAGACAATACAGTACTATAAATGGTCAATTAATTGGTGATGTTTATATTTTACAAAGAATTGACGGTGCTAGCACAAATTATTTTACTGAGAATATGTCGCCATTTGATAAAGTATGGCAATATTGGAATACAAATTCTGGATGGCCTAATTTTATAACTAATTTAGGTCAAGCTAGGAATGAATATGAAATAAGATATTCTAATGTATTTACTACTGGAACATCTAATAATGGGTTAAGCACATTTGAGGTTTTAAATTTTAAAACTGTACCACTTGGTATGGGTAGCATACAAAAATTACAACTTGCATCTAAAACAACAGAGCAAGGGGTTGTTATGTTGGCTATTGGTTCTTTTCAAACAGCATCTTGCTATCTTGGTGAGGTTCAAGTGGTTGGAGCATCACAAAATGCTTTCTTAGCTCAAGACGTAGCTGTTATAGGTACTATTAATGTGTTAAAAGGTATGTTAGGCACAACGCAACCAGAAACGGTAGTTGAGTATCTTGGTGTAATCTTTTGGTACGACCTTAATAATGGACAAGTAGCTCAATATAGCTCAAATGGGGTATTCCCAATTAGTTCTTTCAAAATGGAAAGGCTATTTAAAAACTATGCAAAAGGTTATTTAGCAGCAAATTCTAATAACCTAGATAATATAAATGGATTCCATCATATCCCGACTTACATTGATCCATTCCATAAAGAATTTGGGATATCATTGCCGGGATTGATTTATCAGAACTATGCAGATACATTACCAAGTTATGCAACTGTTCCATCATACGCAAGTTCTATCATAAATAGATTTGATATGTCGGATAGTTTAGCTAAGACAGTAGTATTTCATTTGCAGGATAATCAATGGAAAAGCGATTATCAGTTTATAGCTGAACAATACGAATATTTTGAAAACAGAATGTTCGGGTTTAAAAACGGGGCTTTATACGAGTTCAACACCAATACTTCCACGTGGAACACTTGGTTTGGCACTCAATATCCTGTAAGAATATGTTGGGTAGTTAATAAGCCTTTAAGCGGATTGAAGGATATGGCAGAATTGGTGGTTGAGGGCAATCAAGCTCCAGACTATACAGTTTTGTACACTACACTTCCAAATACGCAAATTACAGACTTGACAGAATCGGATTTCGTTAGCCAAGAGGGCATCTTCTATGGAAGGTTTTTAAGAGATAGACTATCTCCAAACGCCACAGGTACGCCAGATCAGAAGATGTTAAATGGGGATGTAATTCTTTCTCAGATTCCTCAAATAATGGCTGAATGGCAGTCTTATGATTCAATTATTTACGTTAATTTTGTAGATGTAGGATTTAACCTTTCAAGAGGCCAAAATTTTATTTTAGGTAATCAATAAAAGTATTAATTTTAAATAAATTATCAGCATGATAGATCCAATGACAGCCGGAGCCATATTAAGCGGAGTTAGCGCGCTAGGCAAAGGTATATTTGGTATGAGCCAAATGAACAAGGCTAACCAATTAAATCCTCAATTTGCAGAATACAAAGAGAATCCTTTAGCTAGACAAAATCTAGGCGCAGCTCAACAATTGTTTTATGGCAGAACGCCGGGCATGAGTCAAGCTCAAGCTAATATTCAAGCAGCTCAAGCAAATCAATTAGCAGCAGGTCAAAGAGGTGCAACTGATTCTGCAACATTGTTAGCACTAGGTGCTGGATCTCAAGGTGCAACTAATGCAGCGTTATCAAATCTTGCAGCACAAGAAGGTCAGCAAAAAATGGGTATGTTTGATAATTTAAGTAGAGCATACGCCATGTCTATTGGAGAAGGCGATACGCCATGTCTATTGGAGAAGGCGATAAGGTGCAACAAAATAAAATGATGAAATTCCAATTTGATGCAAATGCACAAAATGCATTACGCCAATCTGGTATTAGTAATATATTTGGTGGAGCAAGCGACATTGCGGGAGGAGTAATGCAATATGGTAGTTATCAAAATGCGCAAGAAGCAAATGCAAACCAAAGTGCATATAATGAAATGTTGAGAAAGGCTTTTTTGCAAAAACAATTTGGAGTATAAAAAATATAAAAAATGGCAAACGGAAATTTAGGTAGTTATGCGGTAACGCTTCCAAATATCTTTCAAGCTCCCGGACAAGCACTTGAGTCTGCCACGCAGCAAATAGAAAGACAGACAGAAAAAATGGCTGATAGAGCATTGCGAGAGCAAGAGATGGCTGAGAGAAAAGCAGAAAGAGATGAAGCTCAAATGTATAGAAAAATGCAAACTATACAAGAAATGTCTGACTTGTCTAAATATCAAACAGCTAATGATGTTGCTAATGCTATTGGTAATAGAACAGCAAATGAAATTAAAACTAAATATATTAATTTAGCTAAAGAAGGAAAAGCTGGACTAGCTGATATAATGGAGGGAGTTAATAAGGAAATATCATCTACAACAGAAGGAATGAATGCATTGAAAATGGAAGGTGAAATTTTTGAAAATGGATTAAAGAGATTAAAAACAGAATTTCCGGAATTAGATGCAACTGCATTACTTACTGATTATAGAAAAGATGTAACAAATAGAAGATTAAAAGACGGAACAACTTTTGTTAATCCAATAGAAGTTCAACAATCTGATTTAGTAACAAATCTTTCAAATCCAGACTATCTAAGTAAATATATCAGAGGTGGTAAAAATTTAACAGAAGCTATCACAGCTCCTAAAGGAATGGAGAAATCATCTGTGTTTGTAGGAACGCCAACAGAAAATGTTAAATTTGAAGCTACAATTCCTTTTTGGAAAAAACCTACTTTTACACCAGAGCAAGCTCCGGGCGGATTTTTGCAAAAGGGTTTGCAGCCTTCATTAGAAATAAAAGCATCTACCGTTCCAGCAATTGCAATACCTTCATCTTCAAGAGATCCATTTAAAATAATTGATACAGAGGTGTATGATAGATTCTCACAAGAACCAAAAACAAATCTTGAATTAATACAAGCAACAAGAGATAAGTTTCCGGATTATGATACGTTTAATTTTAAAGAAAAGGAATACGCCAAAAGAAATGTATTATATGATAAGTTGAGTGCATTGGATCAAAGTCAATTTTACGCAACAGGAAGCACTCGTGCGCCAATTACAAATGTAAATGTAAACACAGAGCAAAAGGTAATGCCAGTAGACAGATGGTCTAGTATTGAAAATATAGTAGCAAATACCAAAGAAGGTTTTGCATCTCCGGTAAATAAATTACCTTCAGAAACACAAAAAATAATCATCGACATTGCTAGAGATGTTACCGGAGTAAAAGAATATAGTCAAGGCACTTTAGCACTTAAAAAGAACAAAGAAGGAGATATATCCATAGTTGATGTAATGTCTGGCAATTTTATTGCTCCTTTAAATAAAAAAGATGTTAATTTAGCCGGGCAGCCTACGGCAGAGGCAAAAAAAGAAGTTTTAAAAGATGATGGGAAAGTAAGTACCGAAACTAAATATAAAATAAAAGGGATGTCTTATTCTTATAAAGAATTAAAAAATGCTGGGTGGTCTGATGCCGATATAAAAAGGCTAAATAATCAATAATATCGTATATTTGATAAACAATTATTAACATGGCTTTAGAGCAATTTGATGAAAATCAACCAAGAAAAATTCCTACTCCTAACGAAGTTTTTGGATCTAAAAAAGTGCCAACTCCTAGCGAAGTTTTTGGTGATGATTTAAAAAAAAAAGAATCTACACGTTTAGGATTTTCGGTTACACCATTACCATCTCAAGATAAGTTTCAGGAAGGATTAGCTATGGCTCAAAGCCCAATAGCTTCTGCTGTTAAAAAAGATACACAAAAAGACGAAAACTTAGCCGCAGGAATATACAACACCTTAGTTGGTAGTGTAAAAAGATTAGCCGGGGGGGCTGCGTATGCGGGTGAAGTTTTTTTGGGTGGGCGACCTGAAGCTACTATTACAAGACTAGCATCAGCTGAAAATACAAGACAAAAAACAGAACAATTTGTTGAAAAAGCGAGATCCGAAAAAGCATCTAAGCAATATGAGGAATCTATGGGTAAATATGATTTTACTCCAAAGCCCGGCGGTGGTTTGCTTAGTGGCGTAGATGCAGATGATTTTAAAGCATTAGCTTTTACAGCTCCTTCTCAAGCATTAGATATGGTTTTGGGATCTTTAACCTATGGATCATCTTTTGTTGCTCAATCTATAAGCGATGCTGCAAATGAAATAAATCAATCGGATTCTGGTAAAAAACTTAATGAAGCGCAAAAAGCTACATATATCTTTACTCAGGCAGCAGTACAAGCTGCATTGGAAAAAGTTTCATTAGATTTGATACTAAAAAATACAGGTTTAGGAAAGGCTGCAAAGCAAAAAATTGCAAATGAGATTACAGATGAATTTGTAAAGAAAGGTATTAAGGCAACAGCAAAAGATATTGAGGAAGCTGCATTTAAAAAAGCAAGCACATTTGCTAATCAAGCAAAAAGAGTGGGCATTAAAGCAGTCGCAGGTGTTGCAACAGAAGGTACAACAGAAGGTACTCAAACGGCAGCTCAAGAAGGAATTAAATTATTGACTAATAAAATAGTTGATAAAGATGTTTTCAATGAAGAAGATATAATTGCAAATCTTGGTAAAAATATAATAAACTCAACTATTGGCGGTGCTGCCTTTGGTAGTGTTGCTGGGGGTGGGGTTGGTGTATTCCAAAATACTAATAAAGCAATAAGAGATGAGGTAGCTAAGGCTGGTAAAAAATATTTTGTTAATGACACAGAAGTTTCTGAAGCAGAATTTAATGCTGCAACTGGAAACAAAAAGGTTGTTTCAGATATTACTAAAATACAAGACGAAATTAGCAAGCAGGTAGAGGAAGGTAACATTACTCCTCAAGAAGCACAAGCTGCAAATATTACAGCACAGCAATACGCAGAAATAGCTGGTAAAATACCAGCAACAGTAAGCCCTCAAGACAAATATAGAATTATAGGTGGTATTGAGCAAAGAGAAGCGTTAAATGCAAGAAAGCAACAAGCATACGATGAATTAACCACTTTAGATCCTGTATTCAGAAAAGAAAAGCAAGATCAAATTGATTTAATTCAAGCTAAGATAGACGAAACAAATGATTATCTAGAAGGCATTGTAAGCGGCAAAAAACCTGAATATAAAGAGAAAAGAGGAATGTACTTTAAAGTAGATTCTGAAGGCAACGAAACGCCTATAAATAAGGAAACATACGATTTAGCAAAGTCTATTAGAGAAGAAGATGATAGAAAGGCAAAGAAGCCAATGTAGCTCCTGAAGTTGCAGAAACAGTAGTAACCGAAGAATTTGCACCAACTGAAGTAAAACCAGAGGTGAAGTCTAAGCTAGAATCATTTAAAACTAAGTTTGCGCCACAACCTAAAGAGGTTTCAGTAAGTGGTGTAACCGCAGCTCAAAAAAGAGTTAACAGACAGGAAGCTGCTAAAATTGCACCAACAGATGCAAGAGGGTTTGCTTTGTCATGGATGAACCAAAGTCCGGATGCATTAGATTGGAATTCAATTAAAGATTTGTTTGGAGGCAGACGAGCAAGGTTAAATGTGAAGGAAGTTACTCCTGAAGAAATAGCAAAAAGAGATTATGTTGCTGAAAAAGAGGGTGATGAAAAGGTAGGTAAAAATGGCTTAGTAAAAGGTATTGATGAAGTAGTAGGTGATATTTGGAATAATTTACCAGAAGGTTTAGAAGATAGAATAACTACAAGAGATATTAAGGATGAATTGGAAGCGTTGATTTCAGAATACCCTACAAGAGCTGATGCTGCAAGAGCATTGATTCAACATGAAGGCGGATTGAAAGGGAAGTCAATGGAAGAACAGCAATTAGCATTTGAAGAAAGAAAAGGTATTGAAGAAGGCGAGGAAATGGCTCCAGTTCAACTTGAAGGCGGATTTGTTCCATTTGAAGAAGATATGGATATTGAAGGAATGGAAGAACCTCCATTTGCAGTACAAGAAGCTACAACAGAAGAAGTAGCAGCAATGCAAGATATAGTAAAAGATTATATTGATGATGGTACCACGTCTTTATCTGAAATCAAAAAAGCAATAGCAAAAGAACTTGGTTACAATACAAAGAAACTAAGACAAACTATTGAAGATGCTTATAACGAATATACAACTACCGCAGAAGCGGCTGTAACAGAAGTTAAATCAGGATTATTGGGCAGAGTAGGTAATGCATTTGGCAAAATGTTTGGCAAGGAAGCTCAAAAGCCATTTATTGCAAAAGATGGTAAAGCATTAGATGCAAAGGCTAAAAATGTAGCTGAAACAGGTGGCAGAGTATCATTCCAAGCAACTTTGCCAAATGGCCAAAACGTAACAGCTAAGCCAGTTGATGCAAGCATTGTAAATGGATTTTATAGCCCATTAGAATTGCAAATCAACCAAATGAAACAGGATAAAATGCCTGCTAAACAATGGTTAGATAAATTAAGAGGGGAAGAAGCTAGGTGGACAGGTCTTTCTGATTGGTTAAGTCAACAAGAGGGTAGCTTAACTAAAGAAGAAATTAAAAATTGGCTACAAGATAACCAAATAGAAATAAATGAGATAGTAAAGGGTAAATCAGAAGGGCTAACAAAGGAGCAAAATGAAAGATTAAAAATTCTTGAAAAATTAGATGCTGAATATCCAACTGGAGCAATGGAGGATATTGAATCAGGTTCTTATGACGAGTATTTAACTTTATTAAATATTAGAGATAAAAGTACATCAAAAGATTTAATTGATTTA